AGCTTCTCTAGGATAAGTTGGTATACTTCTGGAGTATTTATATCTTAAATACATGAGACGGCCCTTAGAGCTTAAATAACGAAGTTTTATGACTATTGTAGCGATGCAGATATATGTGTAATGGCGGCTTATTGTCTTTAGCATAATGACTTGATTCATTTAAATCGCCTCTGAGAGAAGTTTTAGCTGTTGAGGATAGATTATACCTGGTCCATATTAAAACGCTGTCATAGTGGCTATAATTGATAAATTTGGCTATTGCTGGCTACGACATATATCTGACTTTGGTGACTTTAAAACGCTGGAGCTGAAGAGATGTTTCAATGCTGTTAAGAAGGGCACATATGACAAGAGTTTGAGAGGGGGCCGCTATGGGAGCTAGGTATGTTTCTTTACATAGAACATTTGTTTGATGTATATGATCAAAAAGCGGCCGTTGGTCCATATAACGTATTGTGTCCGGGCCGCCCTTAACGATATACAAGCTGCCAGGGCCTTTATTCTGATGCAGCATAGGACGCCTGGCCTTTGACGATATACTACCGAAGCAGAAGTGGCCGCCTCTGTCCATCTAATGTATATTCTCCATTATTATCAGCAGTGACAATAGACTATATCCTATGACAACAACTAATCAAGCTTCAGTAGTAGTCTTTGGCCATAGAATATTCTACAAGAGTTGATTTCAATTAAATAGAAGGGCCACAACCTGTCAAGGCTGATAAGGAACAATAGATGATATTCCACAACCTAATACCGTTAAGAGCGCCGGCGATCTCTTCTCAATCATATACCTCTCATTAATAGCCTCTTAAGACATTCTTACAACTTTAATCAAAAAAAATTACTTAAACACATCTCTTCAGCCAGCTACATCTCCAACAATAAACATTCTTAACAGCAATATCATTTTAAAACCCTAACTGCCGCTCATAATACGACATTTATAGCTCTTAATAACATCTTCCCACAATTTCCCCTTACCGCGCCTAATATACTTAGTAGAAGGAACATTTCTTCTCAAAAAATATTTATTTTGACATGGTATATCTAAAAGCTATGGCAAAATTCTTACCACAACTAAATACATTTTAACTGTTGCTATAACTTTTGACATATGAAATATACCTATCCATAACTTAAAGCTATACAATAATTACAGACAGAACCATAATATACTACTAAGAACATTTTTTCTGTAACGACATTTAAAAGCATTAAAAACATAGTATATATCTGGTCTATATGTCGCTATGCTCCCCCTAATGAAACTAACTCGCTCACTACGTTCGCTTCGCTAGTTTCATTTAATTTAAAGTCATTAAAAATATTTTTTGACAAAATACATTAACTTAATACGGCCATGAGTAATATATGTACGAGAAGTAAAAACACTTCCGAATGATATATTCGTTCGCGATGCTCACTTCATAATCATTCTACAGTGATCGTCACACTCAAGCGTCAAGAATGCCGATGGACATAATTCATAAAATTAACAAAATTTATACTGTTGGCGACTTGTACGTGACGATATTATTTGATATAATGTATTTAGAATAGTAAAAGCATCTTGAACATTAAAAACCAACTGACAAAGAAAAGCTCTTAAGTATCTTATATAGGCAAGAATGACCAAAATCGTTAAAAAGCCACATAAGATCTAGCTTTTTTAGCAGTTGGAGGTTTACCCTATTGGGTAACATATTAGTCAAAACTTTACCCATTTGGGTAAGAAAATATTAACAGTAAGAACATAATACTTGAAAGAACGTATTTAAATCATTAGCATATTCTTACTACAACAATAAACTTTGAGTTGTTAAATTATATTTATATCTTAACTTAATAAAGAAGTACTATTAGTATCTTATATAGAAAAGAATGGTCGAAATCATCAAAAAGCTAGATAAAATCTAGTATAATTAACAATTTCAACTTTACCTATTTAGGTAAGAAAATATCACAATATTTACCTTTATAGGTAACAAAATTTAGTAGTAAAGACATATCAACGAGGTAACAACATATGCCACTAGAAAAAGATTTTGAGTTATTCGATGAGGTCGAAAAAACTTATGTCGAAGCTTTAGATAGTCCCGAAGCTATAGCAGAGAGAACTATCAGAGAAGAGCAACAAAAAAAAGAGCGCCCTTTAAGGCGTGATAAATTTGGTTTTGAATATGGAAAAAATTTTAATATTAAACTTTTTAGTAGCAATAGTAAATCTATAAATTTAAACAACTATTGCTTAACAACTCGAGATGAAGCCAAACGAAGAAACGAATTGTATGATTTAATTGAAGCATATGCAATAGTAGAAGCTACAAGTGCTGGCAAAAAAAGAAATGGTTTTGATTCTTTTGTTTCTGCATTAGCAAGAATAGGCGGCTATGTTAATTCTAATAATATTATTGTTGGTACAAAGCCTAACGATTTTTTAAATACTGATCGATTAAAAGGTCTTTTAGCTGATAAACCATTCAATATGTCTAAAACAACAGCCGAACAATTTATTCGTTGCGCTAAAAAAGCTAAAATACTAAAAAAGATTGGTAAAGGTAAAGATTGTATGTATATGGTTAATCCTATAATTCATACGCCATACTATACAAAAATAAGTTCAGAAATATTTTTTGAGTTTCCATTATCTTCGGAATTATTTTTTAGTGACGAGCAGTTTAAAGCTTTAAAATTGGCGATCAATGAAGGAGACTTTAGTGTGGAAGAAGTTAAAAGAATAGAGGCTGGTATTAAATATGAACGAGAATAAAGAGCTTATAAAAAAACAGCTTGTATATGCGGTACAAGACCATCAAATAATGGGTAATAATTTACCACCATCACAACTAAGATTTGTATTTGACGGCATTATAAAAGAACTTTTATCAGATTTTACAATTATGTATTCTGCTATTATAGAGAATCCCGATGAGATGCAAGAGTTATATGCTGCTTATATCAAAGTTAAAGATAATAATGGAATTACGTATAAAGCTGGCTTAAGTCACAATGAATATTATGGCGTATATGTAACAGTAGACGAGGTAAGCAATTAATGACAGAAAAAGAAATTAATAGGGAGCAACGATATTTAACTAAAACAAAAAATAAAATTTCCAGTGCTCTTATGAGAGAAAAATCTCTTTGGATTCATCATAAAGACTATCCGTCTAAAGAAGCATTAGAGCAGGCTTTCAAAGATGATCTGCAAAAAGCACTTAAAGGTTTAAACATCGTCGATGTTTATATATTGCAAAATGATAATGGATATTCTAAAGCATTCTTCGCTATCATTGAAGATGATAAATATCAATACCAGGCGGCACGATTACCTGGGAAATATGAAATTATGGCCGAAACGACTTTTGATTTTTTAAAGGTAAAGGACTAATAATTATGGAACAAAAAACAGTTGCTTTTACAGAAAGTGCTCTATTAGAATTTTATGAAGGTATGGATACAATAAGATCCTTATTTACAGATCGAGAACATATTTACTACCTTCTAGATAACGATAGCCAATATAGCATTGAAGATAAGTTAAAACAGATCCTAAATAAGAAACGTTTAAATATTAATTTACTGGGATTTAATACAAAACAAAGAAAAAATGTAGTATTCGATGAAATGGAAATAGAAAACTTAAACATCTTCTTAAATCTTAATGATATCGATTATACTGTAACAATCAACGTAGGATTAACTGGTGATATTACAATGAGGACAAAACTTAATTTTAGCTTGCCGATGATGGAGAAAGTTAAAGCTTCACTAAATCTTAATTAACATTATTCAATAGTTATACAAAAACAGGTATTAATATGAGTAAGATTTTTGAGCTTACTGACAAAGATTTTGAAGGGCTTTGGATGGCTTGTAAGTTTAATGGATATACTCCGATACGAGCTATCGACAAATTGCTAACAATTAAAAAGATCGAGCATAAAAACCTAGATGTTAAGGTTCATCATCCGAGAGGAATGAATGGACGACAAGAGACGCAATATCAGTTTTATTATATAGATAAAGACAACAAAGAAGTTAATGTCTTAGCCGATAAGAAAGGATTCCGGGTAACGACAAACTTCTATAACATAGATTAAGATGAAACTTCATTAAAATTTCATCTTAGATATCGCTTAACGCCATAATACCGTGAGTAATATACCTATGAACGGCGAACAAGCGAAGATAATTAAATATTCTGGATCGGGCGCCGAGAGCTTTACACACTCCGGCGTCTTTTTATTTGCGCGGATGGCCGCCATTCATCATTCTTAACAGCTTTATCTATTACATAACATAACACAAAGGACTTATATAACAACATGAAACTATCTTATCTAATACCGACAACAGAATACCTTACCAAAGAAGAAGAAAAAACTCTCTTTAAGGAATACCACGAAACACCATCTCTAAGACGTAAGAAACAAATTAAAGAAGATTTAATACTAAATCAATGTGGACAAATTATTAGTATTGCATCCATATATAAGAACGTCGACGATATTGAGGACCTATTTCAAGAAGGCATGATCGCAGTACTCGAATCTTTCGAGAACTATGATTATACTCACGAGGCTTCTTTTACGACCTATATGCGTCGAGGTATCTTTAGACAGATATGCGATTACCTTAGACGGAATAAAACAATAGGCTTGCCTCAAGCAGCTATCGAGAAGCTTAAGAAGATTAATAAGGCTAAAGAACTTCTTGAACGCCTAAATAAACCAATCACGACAGAAGCCATCTCCGAGATCACAAACATTAAGGAGCACAACGTAATCGAGATACTTAATACGCTCTCAGTCGAAGAGCTTGATCGATACTGCAACGATGGAGAAGGTGAGGTATCGATTCTAGAACACGTCGAAGATAAACAAGCCTCAAAAGCATTCGACGACGTACTCGATGACATGACTGAACCTACGATCGATATGTCGTGCTTAAGCGACCGAGAACGAGAAGTTATTATACTGCTTTACTATAAGAACCTATCTATACATCAAATAGCTAGACGATTACACCTAAAGTTAAACTTAGTATCCGATGCCAAATCTAGAGCTCTCAAGAAATTAAGAAAGGCACTATCCCATGACAATCAACATTAGAAGACAACAACCGAACGAAGAACCTAATATCCTTATCGACCACGAGAATAATCGTGTCGTCATCGTATCGACATTCTACCTAAAAGCGATCGTGTACACCGTGATCGCCTTATTCTCCTTAATAGCTTACTTAATCATCTCTCTTATCATACATATATAAAATACTAAAGGACTTATTATTATGAAATATACTAAGCAACAGAAAGCTCTTATTAAAGAACTATTAGATAACTCTAATAACTATATAGAACAACCACTCTTTAACGAAGAACATCCTTATTATAATACCAATCTAGCCCGTAAATACTTATATCGATATAGAGACGCTAAGACAAACCTTAAACAATCGAATGCCTTAACTAAACTTTACCAACAAGACATATCACGTATCGACGATAGCGAACTACAATCACTCCTAACTAAATACAAGCAAGAGGAGCTAGCTTCACAGAAAGAATATATCGCCATACAACAAGAAGTCATCAATACTATTAATAAAGTACCAGATGCACGTTACAAGCTACTTTTAACAAACTACTACTTAAACGATATACCTCTCGTACAAATTGCTAGTAATTGGGAACAATCTTACACACAGAATAGAGGATGTACCTTTAGAGCTATTAAATACATACATGTCGAAGCCCTCAAACAAGTATGTGAAGTATTACATGGAGACCATAATGGACAATGAACTATTATTAATCATATTATTGTTACTACTAACGATGTACTTACCTATGATGATCATGTCGTTATATTAACGAACAACTTAAGAACTATAAAGGCGGCCGAACACAAATCGACCGCCCCTTTTCATTTAATAGCTTCTTATATATCTCTTACTAACAATACTATTAATAATAATAACAACATCTTCCCCATATTTCCCCTTATACACATAATATAATATTAGAAGGGTACAAAACATTTAAAATTTACCTCCTATTATTTATACCCTTAAAGAAGATGTCATAATTTTAGTCCTTTTCTAACATCTTTGATTAAAATTTACTACTGTAGAAAAAAGATACCCTCTAACGATACATATATACATTAAACAACGAAAGAGGTGAGATCCATCGCCATAACGCAAGACTCCCGCGGAAGAATCGTTGTAGATGGGTACACACTCACTCCTAAACAAGCCAGGTTTTGTGAAGAATATGTCTCCAACGGTTACAATGCCTCTGAAGCCATACGGCAAGCGGGTTATTCAAAATCTAGTCAATCGGTCATTAAAAACATGGGACAGGAGAACCTTACAAAGCCTGCCTGCAAGGCTTATATAGCCGAACTACAACAACGATTTAAACAAACTGCTGATCATAGAGTAGCAACAATAGAAGAACGTCGTAACTTACTAACTCAATGGATTTACAGCGACGACGTAAGATATAACGACAAACTTAAGGCTCTCGATATCTTAAACAAGATGGATGCTGCTTATGAACAACGAATCAAGATGGATACGACGATTAATAATCCGGTTCAATCATTAACGACAGAAGAGCTACGATCTCTAATTGATAATAAACCCGATTAACTTTCCCTATGTATTTTTGAACTTATACGAACACTCAGAGGAGGTGATACGAATTCCTAAAGTAAGCCAAATGAGAATGACGCCAGAGCTTAAACAACATATCCAATATCAAGCGAAGCTAGAACTCGCCCGAAGAGATTTCTTCGACTATTGCGAATTAATGGCTCCAGACTTTTATAAGCGATCGCGGCCTTATCTTCTTCATTTAACAGCTACCTTACAACATTTTGTATCACAATCTACTAAGAAAGTATTAATAGTATCTATGCCTCCTCGTACTGGTAAATCTAGAACAGCTATTATGTTCACTGAATGGTATCTCGGTAAAGATCCGACACAAAAGATTATGACGGGATCCTATAACGAAACACTATCGACACAATTTGCTAAGTCAGTCAGAAATGCTATTCAAACGAATAAGGCCGATCCATTTACTCCGGTTTATTCCGACGTATTCCCTAATACAAAGATTAAACAAGGTGATGCGGCTATGAATATGTGGTCTCTCGAAGGACAATATTCATCTTATCTTGCTACATCTCCTTCCGGTACAGCTACTGGCTTTGGCTGTACCTTAATGATTATCGACGACGTTATTAAGAATGCTCTCGAAGCGAATAATCAACTTACGAAACAAGCTCACTTCGAATGGTTCACTAATACGATGCTATCTCGTCTAGAAGAGGGCGGTAAGATCATTATCATTATGACACGCTGGGCGTCAGACGACTTAGCTGGTCGTATTATTAATCACTTTAAAGACGATGCCGAAGTCGTATCGCTTAAAGCACTACAAGACGACGGAACGATGTTATGTGACGAAGTACTATCCCGTGAATCATACGAAGAGAAAAAGAAATTAATATCGCCCGATATATTCTATGCTAACTACCAACAAGAACCAATCGATTTAAAAGGACAACTTTACTCGTCCTTAAAGATATACGACAATCTTCCGCAATTCGAGAAGATACAGTCTTATACCGATACGGCCGATACGGGTACTGACTATCTATGTTCGATCATATACGGCATCTATCAGAAAGAAGCGTATATCCTCGACGTCATATACACAAACGAACCGATGGAGATAACAGAGCCCTTAGTCGCAAAACATTTGTTCGATTATAAAGTTAACGAAGCGTACATCGAATCGAACAACGGCGGCCGAGGATTCTCACGTCAAATATCTCATTATTTAACAGATATACATAATACTAATTACACAACAATCATACCGTTCCATCAATCAAAGAATAAACAATCACGAATACTATCTAATGCTACATGGGTAATGGAACATATATACTTCCCATACAACTGGCACAACAAATTCCCAGATTTCTATAAAGCTATAACTTCTTATCAGCGTGAAGGTAAAAACCTACATGACGATGCTCCCGATGCACTCACAGGCGTCGCTGAAAAGATTAATACACAAACTCCTATATTCTCATTCGATTAATTAAAGGATATCCAATGAATACTACCGAACAATGGATCGACATCATACGTCGCAATACAGGTATCTCGGAACAACAATTCGTACAAGCCGAATACGAGAAATTCCTCTACTCTAAAAAACGACGTAAGATGCTCCTTTCACGACAATATTATTTAGGCAATCAACAAGAACCTAAGCATCTCGTATATACGGCTAAAGATACGATGCAAGATGCATCGGGTATTATCCCTAATAATAAAATCATTAATAACTTATTCGACGACTTAGTCGACCAAAAGACAAACTATCTATTATCACAACAGATCGATACACAAACTAACGACGATATCGACGTAACCGAATACTTTAATCCAAACTTCCAAAATCTATTAAAGGAATTAGGTAAGGATGTATACCAATGTTCGATTGGTTATCTACATCCATTTATCGACGAACAAGGTAACTTATCCTTTAAACGCTTTAAACCAGAAAACGTTATCCCGTTCTGGCACGACGAAGCACATAAACAACTCGATGCCTTTATTCATTTTTACGACGTCGAAATATATCAAAGCCCTTCTATAACAACGACCGAAACACACGTCGAATATTACCTACCGGAAGGCGTACATTATTATATCTACTCTAACGGTCAACTAGCTCCAGATACATCAAAGTTAAATACGGCGTATATCCATAAGAACGATATCTCGTACAACTGGACGTCCGTACCGTTAATCTGGTTTAAGCCTAACTCCGACGAAACATTCTTACTCGACCGTATTAAGACACTACAAGATGCTCTTAATCAAATGATATCTAACTTCGCTAACGTGATGTCTCAAGACGTACATAATACGATCTTAGTGCTTAAAGGGTACGACGGCACTAACCTCGAAGAATTCCGACATAACTTAGCTAAACACGGCGTGATTAAAATCTCCTCGACTCCGGAAGTACAAGGCGACGTC